CGTTGGTCATGGACGATGGCGATCTTCAGGGCGAAGACAATTTAATTAGAATAAGAACCAGCAAAGGCCATCAGATCACCATGAGTGACGATGCCGATTGCTTTTATATTATTCACGCCAATGGGTCCACCTGGTTAGAATTTGGCAGCGAAGGCACAGTGGATGTTTACTCTAGTAATTCAGTTAATGTTCGAACACAAGGGTCAATCAATTTGCATGCTGACAAAGACATCAACATCAATGCTGGCGAAAATTTAAACATTAGAGGAAAAAATGTCCAAATTGAAAGTCAAGGCATTATGGGGATTTCTAGTGTGGAAGATTTTAAAATATACAGCAAAGCCAAAATAGGAATTTTAGCTGACGGTGCAGTTGTTTTACAAGGTGCATCAGGGGGGTGGAAATGCAGTGGCGAACTTAATTTGCAAGCACAACCCATTAATCTCAACAGTGGATCACCAGAAAACGTTGATGCAATCAAGCCCATCAAAGAATACAGTCTTGACGGGACGCAATTCAATGGTGCATCGGGTTGGCAGGCGGAGCCAGGCGCAATTAAAACCATCGTGACTCGAGCACCCACACACGAACCTTATCCCTATCACAACAAAGGTGTGGCAGTTTCAGTTAACTATGATGGCGATACCCCTTCAACGCCTAGCCCTCAAGTAGAAGCTGCATTAGGTAATGCAGCCAGTGAGCCAGTAACAAACGCAGTTGACGCTGCCGCAGTGCTAGATACTCCTTTGGCCACCGCCAACGTTGGTAGTCTTGATAAAAATCAAGTAACTGGTTTGTTGGCCCAAGCTAAAACATCAGTTGGTCAGGCTGCAAATGCAGTGAGCACAACCAAAGGTATTGGCCAATACGGATTTCAGCCAGCACAGCTTGAAAGCGCAGGCTTTTTGAAACCTGGTGCTGGAAAAAGCATACAAGCACAATTGTCACAAGGCAAATCTCTTGGCACTATTTTAGCGTCACCAACATTATGGTCGGGTAAAAATGGAGTAGTTGGACTACCGGCAATACTCAGCAATCCAGGATTACAAAATACCATGCAACAACAATTTATGAGCACTACATTAACTGGCATGAAAGCTGCCGGATTAGTCACTGGAACCGAAGCTCCGCAACAACTGTCGGGCTTGGTACAAACAGCAACAAAATTTGGCGTAGCCGCTGCCGGGTCTTTTGTTAAAGGCGTCGCACCCGCTGATTTAAACAAAGCTATATCTGCCACTATTAAAAGTGCACAATTTGCTACAAATTTTGTAACAAATAAACTAGCTGGACTTACTGGTGGTAGTAGTGTAGCAGAGTCAGTGTCGGGCACAATAAACCGTGCCTCAATTGACAAAACCCTGATCAACGCACTAAACGATACCAAGGTCCCGGCACCTATTTTTAAGCCAACTGACCGATCTGACAATGCATAAATATCACTATGCCTGCATTTATTGGTTTCAACACTATCAATCAAAATAAAAAATTCACGTTGACTGACTTTGCTCTAGTCAAACGTGATTTATCAAACGCCCTCAATATCCAACAAGGTGAACTAGTCGGCCGTCCAGGGTACGGCACTGTTATCTGGAGTTTCATATTTGAGAATCAAACTCCAGAGACAGTGACAAAAATACTAGCAGAGCTTCAGCGTGTAGCTGGCGGAGATCCTAGAATTTATATTTCAGACGCTAATGTATACCCACAACAAAATGGTATGTTAATAGAGCTACAGGTTCAAATTGTACCAAGTTCTACGGCCGAGCGACTGGCCATATTCTTTGATCAAGAATCTCGCCGTGCCAGCTTCATCTAAAACTATGTAGATAATTGGGGTTATAAATACAATGTACAGTGAGAAACTATGGCTAAAACAACAAGACAAACCGCAATATTTGGTGTAGAAGATTGGAAGAGGCTTTATCAAACCTATCGTGAAGCTGACTTTCAAAGTTATGATTTTGAAACCCTGCGAAAGAGTTTTGTTGATTATCTCCGACTTTATTACCCAGAAACTTTTAACGATTATATTGAAAGCAGTGAATTTATTGCACTACTGGACGTCATGGCTTTTATGGGACAAGCCCTGGCATTTAGAAACGACTTAAACACACGTGAGAACTTTTTAGACACAGCCGAACGCCGTGACAGCGTGGTGCGTTTGGCAAACTTGGTCAGCTACACACCTAAAAGAAACACCGAAGCGCAGGGTTACTTGAAGGTTGTTTCAGCTAGCACCACTGAAAATATCACAGACTTTAATGGTATTAACCTAGCCAATATCACAATTGATTGGAATGACGCCACTAACTCAAGTTGGTTAGAGCAGTTTACATCAATCATGAATGCCGCATTTATTGACAGTCAAAAATTTGGTCGTCCAGGTAACCGTCTGGATATACTAGGCATTGAGACCAGCGAATACACAATTAATCTTATCCCTGGTTATTTGCCAATTATTCCCTACACATCTGTGGTGGATGGTGTAAACATGCCGTTTGAAGTTGTGAGTGCAACCACAATTGGGAAAGAATATGTCTACGAGCCAGCACCAAAACCCAATGGTGCATTCAACGTATTGTATCGCAATGACGCACAGGGATTTGGCAGTGCAAACACTGGATTCTTTTTCTTGTTCAAACAAGGCGTATTGCAAAATCAAGACTTCAACTTGTCTGAAGCAATTCCTAACCGCACAGTAAACATTAACATTGAAGGTTGTAACCAAGAAGATCATTGGCTTTACAAACTTGATGATGTTGGTAGTATTTCGAGCGAGTGGATTTATGTTGAAAATATTTTTGCCGGCGCAGTTGAACAACTTGCGCCAGACCAACGTACATTATATTCTATCACCAGCCGCGCTAATGATCAGATCACTTTGACGTTTGGTGATGGTGTGTTTTCCAGTGTTCCTGTGGGCACTTTCCGTACCTATGTTAGATCCAGCAACGGATTGCAGTACATCATTAATCCTGAAGAAATGCAAAACATTTCAGTGCCAATCAGCTACATTAGTCGTTCGGGCAGACTGGAAACATTGACTCTTACTTGTGGTATCACACAACCGGTGACCAACGCACAGTCTAGAGAAAACATCACAGAGATCACGCAACGTGCTCCTGCACGTTACTACACACAAAATCGTATGGTCAATGGCGAAGACTACAACAACTTCCCATTCACCAAATACAACTCAATTATCAAGAGTAAAGCAGTTGATCGTGCTAGCACCGGTACATCTAGGTATATTGACCTAACAGATCCCACTGGAAAATATTCTAGTACCAATATATTTTCCAGTGACGGAGTAATTTACGAAGAAAATGTTTTACCTACTTTTAATTTTAATTGGGTAAATCGTAACGAGATTGTTGATACCATTACCAACTCAGTGGAACCACTTGCGTCCAGCCGAGGTATGTTGCAATTTTACTATGCTAACTTTCCAAGACCTCCATTGACCGTGTTGAGTGCTGGATGGAATCAAACCACAACAATTAATAATCAAACCACAGGATATTTTTACAGCGGCACAGCCAGCAATCCGTTGCCAATTGGTGCTTACACTAATAATAATGCTCAATATATTACACAAGGTAGCTTGGTAAAATTTGTACCGCCTGCTGGTAAATTCTTTGATGCAAATAATAGACTGCAGACCGGAATACCAGTTCGCGCTGATGAAAAAATGGTAATATGGGCCACAGTTGAAGCAGTGGTGCTTGATGGTACTGCACAGGGACTTGGCAACTTGCCAGATGGGATAGGGCCAGTTGCATTGAACAATTTTGTGCCATCTGGCGCTTTGGCACAACTAGTGATTCCAAAGTTTATCAATGTGTTGCCTTTAGAAATTAAACAAAGCATGATTCAACAAATTGAGCTTTATCGAAATTTTGGTCTTGGCTACAACAATTTAACTGCTAGCTGGTATCTTATAACTAGTACAAATCTCAATGCTGAATATGCTGGACATCCGGCACCTTTTAGCAGAACCTACGCACAAGATACTTCTGGACAAAATTTAGATGCGTCCTGGCTAGTGCAGTTTTTAACTGATGGATCTAACTATGTGGTTAGTTCTAGATCATTGCAATATAAATTTGCCAGTGTTATACAAACAAGATTCTTCTTCAGCACCAGCAGTGAAGTCTATGACAGCAAGACTGGATTAGTAATCAAGGACTTTATAAGAGTGTTAAAAACCAATTCAAGACCAGATTCTAATGAGCCATTACCCACTGACGTTACCATGGATATAATTGGCCAGCCAATTGAAAGCGATGGATTTGTAAACGACTATGAAGTTGTTGTGAGTTACCGAGACAGTGACGCCGATGGTGTTGCAGACAACCCAGACTTTTTTGATGATCTGGTGGCCCCAAAAGTCAACGCTTCTTCCAAGCTGACGTTCTTCCAGCTGACCACAGACTTTGATGATCTTGAAAGATATTTGCCAGTTGAACCAGGAATAGTCAATAGTTCGTTGACAACATTGGATGCAATTGAATTAGTTAAAAGCGAGTACATCAGCGGACAAATATTTTATGCATACCAAAGTAAATTGTTCTACCAATTGCAAGTCACTTTGGTCAATGGTATCTTTCAAAGAACAATAATTCCTCGCACAGATTTTCTTGCGCAAGTGGGCCGCAACTCATTGTCATTCCAATACCGACACAATAGTTCACTGACCAATGTCATTGATCCTGGAACTTCAAATATCATTGACATGTATCTTGTGCAACAAGCATATTACACTGCTTATCAAAACTACATTAAAGATACCACTGGCACCGTGCCAGAGCCTAGTGCACCTACCATCAATGAATTGTCGCAAGACTATTCAAGTCTCAATAATTATAAAATGGTCAGTGATAATTTAGTGCTAAACTCAGT